GATAAAACTTTGTACTTAGCAAAAAGAACCATATCTCCCCATTCTTTAGTTAGTGCAGATGTTTTTGCGGTTGTCTTATTTCCCAGCTTCATTTCATAACGATCATACGCTCCCATTTCACCAGGATCATCGAATCGTGTTATTTTTGCATGAGCGGTCAATACAACATTGATGCCATCATCGACCAAATCTGATAGTTTATTTAGAAATTTCCCATACTCCTGCTCTAATTGGATAAATCCTTCCCCATATCCAAATTCAGTGATGTTCGTTTTAGTTGCACGATTACAAATAAAATCTATCGCTAAATGTTCAGCCCAATCAATTGTATCTATAATCAATGTTTTACATGGTTTATTTTGTTTAACAAATTGAATTTGTTGTTTCAACATCTCCCAACTCGTCGGTTTATCCATTCGTGCTACATCCATATTAGAGGTAGAACCTTCCGTGTCGACAAACAATGGATCAGGAAATTGTGATGCAAATGTTGTCTTGCCTATCCCTTCGACTCCATATAAGACGACCTTCTGCGCTTTTGCTATTTTACCTTTTGTGATATTCATCAAGATTCACCTTCTCTTTCTTCTACAACCTCTACCCTTTCAAGACCTACCATGATCAATTTATCAGCAATTCTTGTCATAGATAAGCCAGTTTTAATAGCTATCGCTGCAACACCCTCCCAAGCTTCTTCGGAAACACCGATACGTGGATTTGGTGGTACATCTTGATATTTATGTGTAATCTTCTTTTTGAATATAATCTTTTCCATCAAAAACCTCCTCCTGATGATGTCCATGAATTACTACTGCCTGTATCGTAAGCCACTACTGGTGTTTCGGTAATTAATTCTTGTCCCTTAACATAACCATCTTCGATAATGATTGAACACTCCTCACCCGTACTAACCCTTGTAGCAATAGCTTGTAGACCTTCTTGCTCCAACCATGCGCCAAATTCGTTGAGTGTCTGCATATCCATCTGCTCTAATTTATCTAAAAGAATAAACGCACTAGCTGGCTTAAGTTTACGAACAATCGCGGTCGAAACTCGTAACTGTTCAGAACTACTCATGTTATCCCATTTTTGGTTATTATAAATAAGCTCTCCATCATCAACACTTAGACCAGGTAATGGTAAATTAGCATTATCTAACAAATCCGTCTTTTGCTTGCGTACACTTTCAATTTTACCAGTTAAAGTATTGTATTGAGTGCGATAATCTTTCGCATCTTCCTCAGCTTTTTCTTTATCAAGATTAGCACGTACTTTGCGATTGATTTCTTCAATGTCTTGGAGATTCTGTTTAAGCGCTTCGGTTGACTGATCTTGCAGGTCTTTTGCATCGGTATTAGCTATGAGCGAATCAGCCATTGTCTGGGCGTGTTTCTCTTTTAACACATTCAATTGATTCTCCAACTGCTCGATTTGTTGCATTTCTAGTTTTAATTGCTGGTCAAGTTGTTCTGCTCTTTGGCGCTTACGTTGATTCTCGCCATTTTGGGCAAGAATCGTTCCCTGTTGTTGGATTAATTCACTTGCATCAATAGGTGCATCTGGCATATCATTATACGCTCGTTGCTCTTTTGCATACTTTTCTTTTTGTTCCATGATGCGGCCTGTCATAAGGCGTTCTTGGTATAATTCATTCTCTTGTAATTCTAATTGAGCAAGCTGAGGACCGATACCGATTATCTGCAGTAATGTTTGAGCCTTCTCTTTACTCGTTGATTGCATGAATTTTGGTAAATTGATAGCCAACTCATTCACAAAACTATCAAGTAAATTTTGACTCGCTTTAGTTCCGCTTGGATCAGTAATCTTTAAATCACTATTCTTACCTTTGCGCTCTACAATTAACCCATTACTTAACGTCACTTTCAGGGTTGGTGCTACCGCTGATCCTTCGCGGTACGCTTGACTTGGGCGATGTTTGTTGCCACCCAATGCCCAAGCAATTGCATCTAATACAGACGTCTTACCTTGACCATTATTGCCTCCAACAATAGTCAAGCCTGATGCTGTTGGCTCTATCTTGACAGCTTTAACTCGTTTTACATTTTCAAATTCTAATTTATTTATCGTTACTGGTGTTCCTGACATTCTTGTTCCTCCATCTCTTTCAATTTTTTTGCTATTTTGTATACAACATTGACTGTAACGCTATTACCTGCTTGGCGATAAAGCTGTGAATCACTGTTAACCTTTCTTGCCTTATCAAATAATGAATCTGGAAAGCCTTGTAGTCGCCAACATTCACGATCACACCCCTCCCGATCCATAAATTTCAATGAGCAATAAAATATTTTCCGCAACATATAATTGCCCTTCATAATACCCTTCCAAGAAAACGCTACTAACCCCTTCTTCTTTTAGTCTTTTGGTCGCATATTTTTTGAACCATTCAACTTTTCCTCCGATTTCGTTTAACATATTTTTTGGTTTACACTTATCCATTTGTACCCACTCCATTCTTTTACCTGAAACCCATTTTCTCCATTTCGACTAGCGAAGCAATAGCTATTCCTAGTGCTTCTGTTCCTCTCCCTGATTCGTCGTTTTTCCTCAGGTAGTCTTTCATTGCTTTTAGTACGTCAATTGCTTGTTTTTTCGTCATTTGATAATTTCCTCCAATCGTGGTATAATAAAGTTATAAATATTTTTCTAAGTTTTTGTTTCCCCGTCGGCAAACGGGGATTTTTTTCTTTTGCGTTTCCTGATCCACTCTTTTACTTTTAAGAAAGTGAACACTGATACAATAATCATCGAAATTATTGACCAAAGCCAAAACGATATTGGATCATCAAGTATGTGTATAAACATTTAATCAACTCCGTTCCTCTTCTCGTTGCTACGTTCCCTTAATTTTTTTTCGTTATCTTTCAATTCAATTCGCTCATCTTGCTTGTACATCACACGTAATACAAGCAAAAGCGCAAATCCTATTAGGACCGACATTAATATTAATCCATACATTATAAAACCACCTTTCTCTTATCTGTGATAGCAGTCATCACACATCATGATTAACTCACCATCCGAAAATCTAAAATCTGCATTCTCCTTTTCGTACAAGCATACTTCACAAAAATACATCTTCAATCTCTCCTAACCACTCATTTGTCTAGTCGCAATCCAAGCATCAAATGCCTTGTCGCTATACTTTGGGTGCGCCCCAGGGTAAAGTATCGTCTGGGGCAAACCTTCACCAATCATCTTCTGAAACTTCCTATCGCCGATGTTGTTACTGAATTTCACCTTTTTCAACTCATCTGCAGTGTAAAGTACGTCACTACGCTCAACCTTGGTATCAGCAATTAACTTTACACATTCGACTTTGAGTGAGTTAACTTCACTACGCAACGCTAGCAATGAATTATTCATCATTTCAAGCGTTGCTCTAATGTCTTCCATATTTACCACATCCTTTTCTATTACACTCTGCCAAGTGCTTGAAGTTTGTTACCTTCTTTTATGTTCTGATTCAACACCTTCCATCAAATTTGGTATAATTAGCTTGATTGGAGGTGGAGATTATGAAATTGCAAGTGACGCAAGAAGTCTTACATGAATTGACAAACAGATACTTTAGAGATGAAGATATATCAAATTTATCTGCCGAAGAATTTGCGAATCTTTATGTCGATACGTGGGTAGAAATCAAGTGCGCAATGCTAAATCATGGACGTTGCCCTAAAGAGTGAATTCTATCTTAAGAGTGTGTTCTTCTGCATACTCTTCTTTTAATTCCTTAATTAACTTGAATATTTCAGCCTTGGTCTTCGTACTTGAGTCAATTGTAATATTGATTTCTACATCGCCTTTTGGCTTTATTTCAACACAAGAATTCTCCATTAAATTCACCTTCCTTTCTATGCTGTGATTTGGGTTACCACTGCAGTATCTGTAATAGCTCTTATTATTGCGATAATATCGCTGCTACGCTGATAATGATACTGATACAAGATATTAAAATTGGCATCCACCAGAACCGTTCGTGAAACGGTTCTTTTTTATTTTTTTCACTCACGTTTTCACTTCCTTTCTATGCT